ATCTTCTGCCATAATAAATTTAACTTTAAATTGTTTGTTTAATTTGTTTTTGTAAGCTTACGGCAGCAAATATAATATGTGGTTTTTCGGAAAGACAACAATACTAAAACCCCTCACAGATTGCTCTGCAAGGGGTTTTTATTTAGTAATGTATTTAGGTTTTATTAGAATGTATCAGCAGCTTTGTTTGCTATATAATTTATCATAAAATCTTTTATTGGAGAACCGTTTTCTTTCTGTTGTATATACGACACAATTTGCTTTAAGAGAATATTGTTTTCTCTTATAAGTAACAACATTTCTCTTTCTTCAGCATTTGTCATATATTATGATTCACCATCATCAGAATTGCTTGGTTCTTGATTATCTTCTTGAGTATTCTCGGGCTCTTCCTTTTTATTTGTTGATACCCACGCACCATTTAATGGAAACAACAGCTCTCCAGTAGATGGTTTCAGCCAGCCAACATTCATCATTGTTGGCTCATATTCCTGAATTAAAATAGAATTAATTTTCATTTTTATTTAGTTTTATATATTTATCCAAATCCTGTTTATACCACCTCAACTCTTTAAATCCAGCAACCTTTTTACCTTTTGGCAGTTTACCTTCAGCCACAAGGTTATCAAATTTTGCTCGGCTCATATTAAGGTATGTATATGCTTGATATTTGCTTATACCATTCTCTCTTGCAAACTCATTCAATGCTCTTGCAACACTTATTGCATCATCCTCTGATATATTTGTATTACCAGCATCTATATCATCTACAATTCTAATGAGCTGTTGTTTTATCAAGCCTATCATTTTTTGTCTCCTTTTGATGCAAATATAGTATTAAAAATAAGAATATAGCAATCACTATACTATTTATTATTGCAAACATTACATCGCTTATTGGTAAATTAAAGTGAAAATCTATAGCGCTTATTATGTTTACAACAAGAATATAATGCAAGAACATTCTGTGATATTCACAAAACCTAAAAGCATATGAACATAAATACATAAAAGCCAAAGGCAATAATGATACTCCACCGATATATGATAGTGCGGATATATCAATACTAATAAGACATAGCACTGTATTTATTGTATATACCAACGCTATTAGCATTGGTATAATTTTAAGCGAGATTATTGTTAATTTATATAATCTCTTATTTATGTCTGATTTTTCCGCCACAAGCTTTTAGGTTGCCACCATTACCAAGTCTTCTTCTACCTGTTTTAAGACCAGCTCTTGGTGTTCTTGGGTCTGATTTTCTTCTTTTTGTAGTCATTTCCATTACTTCTTATTTTGTTTATCAATCATCATAATCTTCTTTAATGATTCGAGGCTTTCTGGTGTGAGTATATTTTCTTCACCTCCATCAGCTCGCTTGATAGCAGAAGCAAGTACAAAGTTTGTTAGAGTCATTATCTGTTTTCTACTTTCAGCAACCTCATTCTTCAACTCAACAATTTCTTTCTTAAGCTCTTTCTTTTCCTCTATAAGCTGAAGTTTCTCATCAGAAAGATTTCTGTTTTGAGCGATTACCAAATCATTCTGTTCTTTCATGTTGGCAATCATATCTTCGTACATCTTTTTATAGCTGTCCAAAGATTTGTCAAAGTTATCTATCTTTGCACCCTGTACTTCTGTCTTATATTTGTTTCTTGCAAAGATATAAGATGCAAAGCTACCGGCTGTTGCTGAAGCAAAATATCCTATGATATTCCAAAGTTCCGCGCTCATTTTATTACTTCAATAAATTTTTGTTTTTCATTAATTATAAATGGATTCTTCTCTACAACTTCAACTTCCACTATTTTACTCTTCTTCTTAAACCAGTTTCTAACTTTACAGTCAGATGGATTAAGCAATACCTTTTTATATGAAGAAACTATATATTTCTCGCTTGGAACTTTGATATTAAGACCTACCATGTGTGGATATTCAAGATGTAAACCAATTGTATACCACTTATTATTTACCGTTGTATCAACCTTTGTATTTTTAACAAAGATTGTATCTGTAAGTCTTATTGTATCTTTTATGTTTGCTATTGATTGAAGATAAGCCAAAGAAGCGAGCTGCTTATCTTTAACTTTCAAATCTTTCTTGAGCGAAACCATCTCTTTAATAAGAGAATCGTTGCTATGATTTAGCTCTGATATTGTATATGAGAATTGTATTGATTTATTTTTTAGCGAGTCATTTTCTGCTATATAAGCAAGCTCGTTTTTCTTTGAAATCTCAAGGGATTTTCTCAATGATTTATTAATAGACATGAAGCAATATACCACTGAAAACAATACAGCGATTGCAACAAATCCTATAATATAATCCCTTAATTTCATGTTGCAATTATAAATAAACTTTAAATAATCTACAAGTGCTTTAATAAATAATTTAGCAGCACGTTTGTGCTGCTAAATGAATCTGTTTATCAAATGTTTATTGTGTTTTACTTTTATTGTTTATCTGTTTTCTTTTCAACTCTGCATCAGTTTTTGCCTTATCTTTATCAAAGTTTAACCTATCCCTGTTAAGTTGGTTGGTAGCATCGAATTGCCTTCTCTTCTCATCAAGATTGGCTCTTTCTCCTTCTGTCATTTGACCATTTCCATTAGCATCATCTTGAATCCTTGCCTGTGCTTGAATCTCTGCAACAAGTATCTTTGTTTCATTGTTTTCAGTATTCATAGCAGCTTCATGCTCCATTTGCTGTTGCTTTGTCTGCTGTTCCATTTGAGCTATTTGTTGCTGGCTCTGGAGTTGCTGTTGCTGTGCTTCAGCTTGTCTTTGATATGTTGCCTGCTCATCCTCCTCAATAACTCTCTGCTTTTCTGCTCTTGATGTAGAATTATACAGTCTAATCAACCCGCTCATTGTGAGCTTGTCATTCTGCAAGCAAGCTTGGATTATTGTAGGAAGATTCTTTGTAAACTCTTGTGTATCATAAGAGTTGTCCACAACAAGCCCATAAGAATTCATTGAGAATGCATCTCCATCCACAGTAACAATCTGCTTTGCAAGGTCTGAAGAAATAACATATTGGAATTTCTTTACAGTACCCTTGAGAGATGCTCTGCACATATCAATAAATGCTTCAATAAATCTCTTCTTGAGATTGTCGTGAATCATAAATATCCACTCAGTAATATGGCTTGATTGAAGCACACTTCTTTCAACACCACCAACAGTTTCCCTGTTTTGAATCTGCCCCTCTCTTTGGTCTGTAATACCAGCAGCCTTGCCCATTATCTGCTCTATCATCACAAGGATATTGATAAGTGCAGAAATGGATTGACTCATATCAAGGTCTATTGTTCTTGATGAAGCGTTGTTCATAAGACCAGCAAGCTTCCCCTTTGCAGCACCGGCATTACCCTCTCTGAAACTATCTCTTACAGCAATACCGTGAGCAGTAAGAATCTTCACATAGTCTGTAATATCCCACTTCTCTGGAACAAGAGAAAGGTCAAGGTCTATAACCTTTCCCCTATTCCTTGAAAGAAGGTCTGTGAGTCTGTGCATTGTAGCATCGTAAAGATAGCTGTATGGTTTCATCAAATCAACCATAGACACGGGCTCATCTCCACCTATATTATATATAGAACCTATTATACCAAAGTGACATTTTGATGGATGGTCAAGGTCGTTGAATTGTATAGGGCATGGTTTTATATCTACAAATAACTTCTCCCCAATCTTAACTCCCTGCCAAGCCTGATTAATCCAATATGGTTGCTCTTCCTCACCCATTTCCTTGTTTGCCTTATAATCTTCCGTATGAAGACTATACTCAACTTCTCCAGTAATTGGGTTATAAGACTTGATTCTTTTAATCTTTCTTAAAGATTTCCAGTATACCTGACTGACCTTTATATTGCCATATACATCATATGGAAGATACTCTCCAATTGTGTCTGTTGGAATATACAAATCATCTGCTGTAAGCTCTCTATTATCTGCCCAGTCTGGGTCTGTTACAGCTTTTTCTGATATATCATTTCTATATACAGTTGAATCATTTGAATAACCAAGACCATTTGCTCTCATCATTTCATCATAATCAGAGCCAGATTTATAGTTTTCTATATACTCAACTTCCTTATCTGTAAGTATATCTCCATAAGTTTCTATAATCTTTCCTTTACTCCAATAGTTGTTGATAACTATCATATCAGCATCTTCTATCTTCGAGGAATTGCTGTTGCGATAAATATCAACAAGCTGTGGGTCAAGTTTCCTTGCTGCTGGTTCACCATTCTGAAGATAAACCTGATATATTTCTTCACCACATGTTTCAGCATCAATCAGACCACTGTTAAACATGAACTTAAAATCATATTCTCTCCAGTAATGATTAGACAACTGGTTGGCCACAAGTTCATTGCTATCTTGCCAAGTTGTTGTCATATATTTAAGCTCGGATTGAACCTTTGATTCAAACTCTTCCTGACTTTGTGAGCTTTCAGCAATAGATTGTTCAATCCTGCTGACCATTTCAGCCTGCTTTGCCTTTTCTATTTCAGATACAGCATTTGGGTTGGTTACTATGACACTATAATCAAATGTTCTTCCAGCCTCTTCACCACGAAGAACATTAAGCTTACTATTTATTATAGGGTAATGCTGAATCTTGTCTGGTACAATATCATCACCAAGATTTGAAGCATTGAGAACAATAGCAAGGTCTGACATATGAATCTTGTTGTTCACAAGGTCATAGTTTATCTTCTTGTGAAGCATAGAATTCCTTACTTTTGTATCTGTAAAATAATTCTTGCTTGCACCCCACTCTACGCATTGTGCTCCCCACATCTTGGTTTTCTTTCTCCATCCAACTTTTTGGCTCGGAAAACCGCCCTGTATATTGACACTATCAAGTAGCATAAATAATTATTTATGATAATATTACCAGCAAATCTAAACAAAATAAGTTATAAACTCAAATGCATAAACAAATTATTAAGTATTGATTTGTTGTAAATTAAATTGTAACTACTACTCTTTTCCCCTATTAAGAATCCTTGTAAAGAATGGGTCAAAAGCAAGCTGGCTCGATGATGTTTCCTGACTATCTGTAACATCACCACCAGCAGCTATTCTAAATTGTTCTCTATATAGCATTAAAAGCCCAAAACTTCTCACGCGGTCAAAATTCTCATAATTATTATACCTTATAAGCTCCATTATTAGTGCCCTGTTCCTTAATGAAAACAGCTTTTTTCTTGTTGTCTCAACTTCTTCACCATTTTCATTTTTCTTTATAATAGTTTCTGGCTGTATGAGCCACTCTCTTGTAAGGTCATCAGCATAGTTGTTTACAGCTTTTGTTGCCCTAACGCCCTTCATTGTATTACCAATTGTTCCAAGCTTAAGCAACTCTTTATCCTGAAGATATTCTGGTGTATCAGCAAGAAGATGTAAACAACCCAACTTGCTGAAGTATGAGAAGGTTCCTTTCAAGTTGTTCTCATATAGAAGTTTGCAGTTATAGAATATACATAACAGTCTTGATACTTCATAGTTTTGTTCTGCATATTCTTTTCTGCCAGTATATTCAGCAACAACATTATCAGTAAACAAATCCATTACAAATGTTGAATATAGTGATGTTGAATCTGTTGTTGCGTCTTGGTCGATTGGGTCCGAAGAACAAATATATCTACCAGCCGGCACTCTGCCATTACTATCTTTCTGTGGCATACAGAATATCTCCAGAGCACCTTTTGTCATATTGTTTTCTATTGGATATATCCTGATTGGCTGGTCTTCTGTTGCTTTAAACACAACCTCACCATCACCATTTTCTACAAGCTCTCCAACATAAACATCATCATACTCACTACTGTTTACATCAAGCTCATTAAGTCTTTGATTGAGCTCATTTACAGGGAACTTGTTACCTTTTGATTTAAGCAGGGCTTCCTGTGGTGTAATTGGTCTTTCTGCTATACTTCTTGTAATTGTATTCAGGTCTGTTGTGTTATACTTCACTCTATATCTATCAAGAAGTATTTCAACTAAAGCCTTTGTTACATCAGAGTTTCCATTCCCATCATAACAACCCTTCCTGTTTATATATTCAGGAAAGAAGAATGTTATATATTTTCTTCCCTCTCCGGGCTTGTCATATACATTTGGAAGTGCATACATATAATAGCCCTTTGGGTTGTATATTATCTCTGTTGCCTGATTAAAATCTGACTGTTTCTCACCAGATGTACCTATCAGATATACTGTTCCGAAAGCATATTTACCCTCCCTTACAGATGGTAGCAATATATTATATATTTCCCTTATGTTACTAAAGCTTCCAAACTCCTCTCCTATAACAAAGTTCAGTCGTTTACCCCTTATCTTTCCAACATCATCCTTTACTGCAACACCACTTGCTTCATTAAGAGTTCCCTCCCTTGCTCCTGTATCAAGATTTTTCCAGCCCATTATCCAGTTCATATCCTGAAGACTGTTTTTTAGTAACAGGTGTGGAAATTGTGTGTGTGTTGCTATAAAGTCAAGCGATGCTTGAAACTTATTGAGTATGCCATCATTTGTAAGGTATTCTTTGCTATAAGCCATAGCCATAACTTTTACTGCCCTGTTGATTTCATCACTTTCACCAAGTGTGAAATACTTGGACATTATAGCTGCCATACTCAGTGATTTGGTCTTGCCTCTGGCAGATATTTCAGCACCATTGAGACCACCCTCCCAGTTGAATAATCCACCATGTTGAGCCTGCTCTATATAGTGATATCTCAGATAATTACCATCCCAAACCTCCGGGAAGTCAATAACCCTTTTTCCTTTATTGCTACCAACAACTGTCTTTGTTTGTGCTATTGGGAAGTAGTTGAGAAAATAATACATATTACCAGTCACCCACTCACCATCAGTTTCTCTTACATAACCTTCTCTACATCTTCTAACCTCTTCTATAATCCACTTACCATAAGCACTGTTTGGATTACCGTTTGGTTTAAGGTCTGTAAGTCTGCCTGTTTTCTGAAAGTGTATTGCAACAGGTCTGAAATAATCCATATCCTCAAGTATGTGAGGTTTGGTTACATCGACTATAATCCTACCCTTGTCATCTCTCTGCAAATCACAAGCTCTTGGCCTGTCTGGTGATACCAACCACTTAATAAAAGGAATAGAGAGGCACTCATAGAATTCCTCTCTAACCTCATCTGGTAAACTATCTAAATGTAATGCTTCTTCTGATGTCTGATATTTATTAAACTGCATTTTTCCCAACCTCCATAAAGTATGCAAACATACTATCAAATACTTTATCCCACATATTTTCCATATTCTTTCCGGATACAGATATTGTATTTATAAGTTCTTTGTTGTTGTTTGCATCTTTTCTATATATTTCAACTTCTATCTTATGATTACCAGCATATGTTTTGTACCTTGGTATTACCTCGCAAGTATATTCAGACCTTGCTTTGAGCCAATTGCTGAACAGCCTTTCAAGTTCAAATAAATCAAGCATAACTAAAATCCTGCTTCATAAGCGTGGGCCTGCTCTTCACCACCTCTAATTCTACCCTGCTCTGTAATTTCCGCATTAACAATCTTCTCTGTTTCAATAAGTTTCTTTGCAAGCTGTGGAGCATCACCAGTTATTGACGAAAGGGCCTTTGCTGCTTGCGCTTGTTTTGCTACATCATCAGCAGAATATGGGTCAAAATTCTCCATAAATTCACCAAGTCTAACAACTGCCCTCCTCATACTATCAAGCAATTTTTGAGATGTTGTAGTGGTGACCTTTATATAAGTATCTATTGCTTTCTGTATATCTGGAGTTATTTTAAAGCTATCATCAAGTCCCTCTTGTTTTATAACCTCACTAAGCCTTTCATCCTCATCAAATATATCAGCATATGTACTTCTTGGGTCATAACAGAAGTATATTACAGACAGTATCTCCATAAACTTTTCCTTGTTTTTTGATTTGTCTGCATTAAACAGTTTTCTGAAATCTTTTAGCAA